GTAAATTGTACGCTTAGCAAATTCAAAAGACGCATTTTTAGCTATAATACTTTTTGAGAGGTTTATTTCTAAACCGAAGCCTTTCATTATAATTAAATACTGATTGGCTACTTTCTCATCAAATATTACAACATCATCACCTAATAGCTCATAAAGGTCAAATCAAGGAACCCTTATATCATAAGGAGTAACTTGAATATAAGCCAATTGGACTATGAAGTGATGTGTAACAGCTAACATTGCTCAAGAAGATAATGCTCCCATAGGTTGCCCAACTGCATAACGAAGATCATGATCCCCATACTTCTTATCTCTAAGAGAGTATGTTCTATCAATTAATAAGGACTTCCAAATGGAAGCAACCTGAGGACTAATCAAAGTCCCTAGGATACCTTCTTGAATTGATATAGGAAGACGATCCGTAGCAGCACTTAAATCGAAGCTAAATGCTAAACCTGCAGATAGTGCTTTTGCCTTTGCTCTTTTTACAGAAGCTTCTTGGTCAAAAGTACCATCATTAGGTACAGATTTAAGAAAGTCGAATAAGAAGTCGTGAATAGGAAGCATTACCTGCTGGGTTCAAAAATCAACCATAGCAAATAACCTTACTTTACCTGCAGCCTCTTCTTTAATACTAAGTTTACCAAGACCTCCTTTACCTTCTCAGGTAAGGATATCAAAGTATTCAGAGTTTTCCTTAATAAAATTAAGGAATAAGATATTACGATCCATTTTAAATTCCTTCATCAGAGCCAGGACATTAGAAAAATGATTTCCTGGATGATTAAGAAGATTTAAAACATCACGTATTATCCCAACTTAACTAGTAGAGAAAGAAGGGGAAGCAGACTCTATAAGCTTTAATGCTCTTTCTTCGGTATAAAGGATTTTCTTATTGAAACGTGAAGAATAACTTTTTACAATTGTATTAAGTTGTTCCGAGCCTCGCTTTAAAAATTCTTTATCACCGTCGAAAGGCGCCGTAATTGTCTCAACTTTCAGCTTTCCAGGTATTATGATGATTCTATAGATAGAAAACAAAGTTAATCAAAACCTTGTTATTTCTATAGAGCCACCTAATATTGCTCTTCTATCTTTCAGAGGTATAACTTTAGGTAAACCTGAAGAATAATACCTCGGAAGAGGAAGATTAGGATTAAGCTGACGTGGACTACGGGTCTTATGGAGACCAATTCGCCTCTGCAATGCCAACTGACTTGTCTTAAGATATTGCACAACATACTCTGAACCATGATTTTTATTCATTTTCAGAAGATACTGTACAAAAACTTTAGATAAATAAAGCCTATGGTAGACCTTTCCTAATGAATTGAAACATCCGAAGATTACTCTTCATCCGATTCTCTTCATTAAGACTGGTAACTCAATAGAATTACCTAGCGAGATCATAGGGTCAGTACGATACTGATCTTTATATGATTTTATAAGGGAAAAGAAAGAGATATTATTATCTTTAGTATTTTTCATTATAAATTTTTATAAAGGCC